TCCTTACGTAGTCGTATTGACGACCTGAGTAAGGAACGAGATTCAATCAAAGCAGACTTGTCAGAGCTAGTTGATGATATAGGCGAGCCTGACGAAAAGGGAAACCTGTGGCTCCGTCTTCCCCACGAAGTTGACGGATTCACATCCCTACAACGCCAGCGCAAAGTGTCTCAATCATTAGATGAAGACATCGCAACAGACCTTCTTAAAGAAAAAGGTTTGTATGATCGTTGCTACGCAATGCTTCCAGTTCTTAAAGAAGACGAAGTAATGGCATGTTTATACGAAGGTCTTATCACAGAAGAAGAAGTTGATAAGATGTTCCCAAAGAGAGTATCGTACGCATTTCTTACTAGCAAGGCTTAATTATGGAAGACCAGGTAGACAAGTTCTTTAGTGGCTTAGATGATTTCTATCCCGGCTCTAAGAAGAAGCGTCGCCCTGTAGACCCAAACGTTAAGCCAAAGAAAGTAAAAGAAGAAGGATCCTGGGATGCAAATCCACAGGTTAAAAAACTACCTAACGGAAACGTGGTAGAATTATATAGTGCAGGGTCATTGTGCCAAGCACTAGGAAGACCGATAGTTACTCTACGGCTTTGGGAACGAAAAGGTTATATACCACGTGCACCCTATCGCCTAAAGTCAATCATCGTAGATGGAGTAAAGAAGCCAGGATGGCGGATGTACTCCAAAGCAATGATTGAGTCAACTGTTAAGATCTTCAACTCTCGAGGTCTCTTAGAGGCTCCGAGAATTGATTGGAATCGCTACCCTGATATGTCAATTGAATTGGCAGAGTCTTGGAAAGCAATTCACGATCAAGAAACCAACTAACCACCTAGCGTAAAGACCCTTGGGTCTTAGCTATCAGCCAAGTAAAAGAGAGGAAGCCATGAGCGCTTCATTGAAAATCCAGAAAGATCTACCTAACGTAGATTCCTACTCAGCTCCAGTAGTTGAGGAAAACCTGTTCGTTGAGGAAGATGAGAACGAAGTTCCTTCACACTCATCTGTTATTCAATCAGGTTGGGGCGCAGCCAAGAAAGCTGTAGCCAAGTCAACAAAAACCTTCGCAACGGATTTCCGTTTTGACGAAGATGTTCAACTCATCAAATTCATCTCGGACGAACCAATGGTGTTTATGCAACACTGGATTAACCGTCCAGGTAAAAAGTCGTTCATTAGTATCGGTGAGGATGATCCACTGATTGCAGTGGGTAGTAAGCCAGACCAAAAGTTTGCGTTTACTGTTCTTAACCTTTCTGATGAAGACCCACAACTCCAACTAATGATTGTCGGGGTTCGTCTATGCGGTCAGCTTGAGAAGCTTGCTTCGAATGCGAAGACAGGTCCACTCAATCGTCCTGACCTATATTGGGCAGTAAGTAAGACTGGTCAAGGTACCAAGACTTCTTACTCTATCGTTCCTGTGAAGGAACGTGACCTTGCTGATGAATGGGAAATTGATCCTATTGCAGCTGCTGAGATAATCAAAACAATGAAGCCTCTTGGACAAGACTCTCTCCACATGTCTACTAAGGCTGAACTTGCAGAGATTGCTCGTGAAATTGCAGCAAGCAACTAGTCAACCCCATTAACTTGAGGGGCCCGGTCTACCTCCTTTCTCACGGGCCCCTCTACTATCAGAGGAGAGCAATGAATATTATTACCACACTAGATAAGTTAGAGGATCTTGTTTCCTATTACAGTGAACAGGACGCCTTTGTCTTTGACGTGGAAACTGTAGGGGATCATCGGGGAGATCCACGACAAAACATAATCACTTGGATCGCACTGGCCACTGAAGGTCGTGTGGATGTTATTCCTATGGGCCATCCAAACGGAGACTATGTTCGTACAGAATATCCATTGCTCCCCTCTGCACAAGATCGTATTATTAAAGGCTTAGCCATTCGTGCTTCAGACTATAGTAAGGATGAGCGCAAAGCCACAAAGATTTTTACTGAGGCCCCTGATCAACTAACTCCGGGTGAAGTATTTAAAGCACTAAAGCCTTTGTTCTTTAGTGACAAGGTTAAGATTGGCCATAACTTAAAGTTTGATTTACAGAGCGTTACCAAGTACTTTGGTCAGCTCCCAGCGCAACCATACGCATGTACCCTTAATGCTGCGTTTATTCTTAATACCCAAGACCGACTTAACCTTGGTCTTGATGACTGCTTGAAGCGTGAGTTTGGTTATCACATGGTCAAGGGTGTTGGTAAAGAAGTAGAAGTTTATTCGTTTGACGAAGTAGCAACCTACGCCGGTCTTGATGCTGAATGGACCTGGAAGCTTTGGAACAAGTACTCTAGCAAATTAGATACAGACAACCTTCGTGGTTTATTTACTTTAGAGATGGACGTGCTTGAAGTAATTTGTACTATGGAACTTCGTGGTGCAGACATTGATGTTAATGAGTTAGAAAAGCTTAAGGCCAATCTAGAACTTCAACTAGAAACCACTAAGGCTAACATCTATAAGTTTGCTGGAAAAGCTTTTAACATTAACAGCGTACCTGAAAAACAAAAGATCCTATTCTCTAAGAAGACAGAAGGTGGACGAGGTCTTCGACCAAAGGTTTTAACACCTGCAGGCGAAAAGCGTATTGAGTCTGGATCAGAACCTACTGTGTCTGACTTCTCAGTTGCAGAGCCTGCGTTAAAGATGTTTGCAGGCAAGGATGCCTTAGTAGACGAGATGCTGAATTACTCTGACCTTAATAAGTTGCTAACAACTTATGTTATACCTTACATGGGTGGTGACATTACTCGTACCCTTCTAGGTAAGTCTAAGACTGTGGCAAAGAAGAGCTTGCTTCTTAATGGTAGAATTCATACAGACTTTATTCAATATGGTGCAGAGACCGGTCGTTTCTCCTCACGTAACCCTAATCTTCAAAACGTACCTAATCCACGCACACTTAATGGTAAGGCTATCCGCAACCTGTTTGTTGCTCCAGAAGGTAGCAAGCTTATCGTTGCCGACTACTCACAGATTGAACCACGTGTTCTTGCATCCTTTAGTGGTGATAGAATTATGTGTACATCGTATCTTGAGGGCGTAGATATCTATACAACTATTGGCAACACTGTTGGTGTAACCCGTGATGCTGCTAAGACTCTTGTACTTGCAATGATGTATGGTGTTGGCCCAGATAAGATTGCCGATTCAATCGGAGTTTCTGTTAACGAGGCACGCAACCTACTAGATGCTTTTATGGCTAAGTTTCCTTCAGTGGCTAAGTATAAGAAGCAAGTTATTGCTGATAGCCGTAGACGTGGCCCAGTACCATATGCCTTGACATACCTAAACCGCCGTAGATATATTCCGGATCTAAGATCTAACGTAATGTGGCAACGTTCTAGGGCTGAACGCCAGGCTTTCAATACGGTAATTCAGGGGTCTTCGGCAGATCTCATAAAGCTTGCGATGATTAGGGCACATAAGTTGATCCCAGCTGAGTCAAGTTTAATCTTGACTATCCACGATGAACTAGTAACTGTTGCTCCAGATCATTTAGCTGAAGAAACAGCCGCAGCTATTCGTGAGGCTATGGAAGGTATTAAGGCGCTTAATATCCCTATGATCGCAGATGTAAAGACCGTACAACGGTGGGGAGAAGCCAAATAGTGTTTTGGAAAAAGAAGTCACAAGCAAAGCGAATAGATATTAAACATCTTCCTCTGCCTGTTTTAATTCGTCAGGTTATTTATGACACTATGCTTATGCCTGCAGAAGAGATTGCTAACATCATGGGCCTACCTCCAATCTCCGATGACGTGGCTGAAATGGAAGAACGTGAGAGTCAAAAACGTTTAGAAAGATTTGCTAAGTTAATTCCGTTTATAGATTCGCATGCAGATATTGCAGCAAGGATTGCTGCCTCAGCATACATGATTGAAGATGATGAAGAAGACTACGGAGAATTAGAAAAGCTTGGTATAGAAGATTTAGAGCAACTCACAAGGTTATTTAGGTTAGTTGCTTTGTCGTCTTCTATATCTTGTGTATCAACTTTATTTAATCTAGGACTAATCAAGTCAGTGGCGGTGGATGATGAGTAGTAATTGGTGGGCTAATAAACTAGGTGGGGCTCCAAGCTCTACACCTACTCCGGCAACAACTCCCCCACAGGGAAATGTATATCGAGCAACACCAGGTGCTCCTAATGTGCAAGTTAACTATGATCATAATCAAGATCAACTAGTTACTAAAGCACAAAGTGCAAGAGCTGCTGATCGTTGTCCTGCCTGCGGTTCAGGTAATTATATGTCCTCACCTGGTGGTGGACGTATGCGTTGCTACGACTGTGGCTACCCTATAGTTCAGCAAGGTTCTGGTTTATCAGGTACTGGTACAGGTACTGGTCCAGTAGTGGCATCAAAGCAAGTAGGACAAAGTGGCGGGTTTAATCCAACAACAATCGTAGGGAGACTAGGGTAATGGCCGTTATCAATTCAGAAGCACTCAAGGTTGTAGCAAACATCAACAAGAAGCTTGGTGCAGGAACAGTTGTTACCGCAGATAAGGTTCGACTAGCAGAGCGTATTACTACTGGGTCTCTAACACTCGATGTTGTACTCGGTGGTGGCTGGCCTATGAATCACTGGGTAGAATTAGTTGGTGAGGCTTCACACGGTAAGACAGCCTTAGCTCTTAAGACTATCGGCGCCAATCAAAAGATCAACCAAGAGTTTACTGCAGTATGGATTGCTGCAGAAGCGTTTGACGCAAAGTATGCCGAGCTTTGTGGGGTAGATACCCAAAGAGTTATTCTTGTAGAAACTAATAGTATGGAGGATGCATTCGATGCCGTTATCCAATTCATGGAAAGTAAGGCTGTTGACATGGTTGTTGTTGATTCTCTCCCCGCTCTCGTTCCTTCAGCGGAAGACGAAAAGCACATGGAAGAATTCACTGTGGGACGTGGAGCCCTCATCACGAACAAATTCTTCAGAAAAGTAGCGTCAGCTACAAAGCGTGACTTGGTAGAGGCAGAGCGCCCAGTACTAGGAATTATGATTAATCAATATAGAATGAAAATTGGAGTTATGCATGGAGACCCACGTACCACCCCAGGTGGTCTTGGAAAAGACTATGCCTATAGTATTAGAGCAGAAGTTAAGCGTGATGACTGGCTTGAGGTTGGCACTGGACAGGACAAGCGCCGCGTTGGACAGACTATCCGCGTTAGAACCATTAAGAACAAGACCTTCCCACCGCAGCAGACGGCATATCTAGACTTTTACTTTGCAGATGGTGGAGCAATTGATGCGGGTGGATTTGACACCGGCAAAGAGATTGTGGCATTATCTATTCTTAATGGTATTGTAGATCGTCGTGGTGGTTGGATGTACTACGGTGAGCGTAAGTGGCAAGGTGCTCAGGCATTAATTGACTCCTTACGAGAAGAGGTAGAGTTAAGAGATGAAATTAGTCGTGCTGTAATGGATACCTTAAAGTCAGGTCCAGCTCTTATGATCGAAGCAATTGATGAAGAGTGAAGGACAGAAAGAATCTCTTAAGCATGAAAAACGTTTGGAAAAAATAGCAGGTGGTAAGCGCAGTGCCGCCTCTGGTGCATTTTGGTCTCGTAAAGGAGATGTCAGAAGTGATGATCTCCTTATCGAACACAAGTGGACCGGAAAGAAGTCTGTGACTATTAAGTCAGAGGTACTTCAAAAGATTACAAAGGAAGCAATACTAGATAGCCGTACTCCGGTTCTAGGGCTTCACCTTGATGGTGAGAATTACGTCGTTCTTTTAGAGGAGGATTTCTTTGAATTACGTAATTCAATAAGAGGTGAATAGTGCGTTACAGCGATGACCCCAGCTGGACTTGGCGATATCAGGCGAAGTGTCGAGGAGAAGATACAGAAATATTTTTTCCACCACGAGACAAAGCTTTATATAAACCTATAGCTGATAGGGCTAAAGCTATCTGTTGGGGTACAGATGGCAAGCCAGAATGCCCGGTTAGACAAGAGTGTCTAAAGGAGGCTATAATGAATAATGAGCTACACGGAATCTTTGGTGGTATGTCACACAGAGAACGTAACGCAGCTCAACGCAAGTATGAGAAGCAGGGGCTCACTCTTACTGAGTGGTTGGAGAAAGAGGGCAGAAAGTATGGCAAAACCTAAAACGATAGCCAGCAAAGATTTAAAGGCATTTCTGAATACGAGTAAGAGAGAAACTCGTCTTATGGGTGCTGTAGAACGACATGTTTTATCTAAGCCTTTTGATGAACGTGACATGAGTTATATTCATCCATCAGATATTATTAAAGAAGACTGGTGTGCGCTAGCGCAGTATCACGCAGTAACCGGAAACTATACAGAAACACGTGACAAGACCACGGCTCGTCTTGCCTCAATCTTTGAAGAAGGCCACACTATTCACGCTAAGTGGCAGAACTGGTTTGCTGAGATGGGTGTGCTTTACGGTAAATGGCAAGATGAAACTGGATCCGGATGGTCTTTATCTAAAGACGTAGAGGTAGGTTGGGCAGAGTATAAAGAAGTCCCTCTACGAAGTGATAAGCATATGATGCGTGGGCATGCAGATGGTTGGATTAGAGGCCTAGGTGATGATTGCTTAATTGAAATTAAATCTATTGGTTCAGGAACTTTACGCTTTGAGGCACCTGCAATTTTACAGCAAGCTAACGGAGATATAGAGCAGGCGTGGAAGCAGGTTAAGACTCCTTTCCGTATGCACCAACTTCAGGGTCAGGTATACCTGCATCTATGTCATTTAATGGTTGAAGAAGGTTTGCTTGAGGTTGCTCCTAAAGAGATTGTATTTATCTATGAACTTAAAGCCAACCAAGACTACAAAGAATTTGTCGTAGCTTACAACCCAGAGTTTACCAAAGAGATCTTTGATAAAGCTTTGGATATAGCATGGGCAGCAGAAAACAAACGACCACCTATGTGCAGTATTGATCCTGCTACCGGCTGTAAGCGTTGTGCACCATTTCAGGAGGCAAAGTGAGTATAAGTAGAGATGTTCTTGCAGCAGTAAACGAACTTGGGTTTTCATTAACGCCTAAACCAGAGGTAGACATTCCTATGTTGCCTCGTGATATTACAGAGCTTGACGACGAAGGTCTAATGGATCTATTCGTGCAGTTTACTCAATGGAATGATCACCTTGCCGGTGCTCAAGCTATTGCAATTATCAATGAGCGTGAGGCACAGCGTAACCTAGATAATGCAGAGGCTAAGGCAATGTTAAAGCATTGGACTGGGGCTAAGGGTGATCGTGTTGCTTTGGTAAAGGCACAGATTGCAGATAGCCAGGATATTCAAGACCTACAGCATGAATTAGATATTAAGTATGCTTTCCGTAAATTGATTGAGACTAGAACTAGTAACGTAGAGCGAGACTCTCAGCTTGTGTCTCGTGAGCTTACACGACGTACCTCAGATGGTGGGGGAATGAGAGCTAGAACACGGAGATTCAACACATGATCATCGGACTAACAGGCTACGCACAATCTGGAAAAGATACTGTTGCTAATATCTTAGTTAAGAACTATGGATATACACGTATTGCTTTTGCTGACAAGATTCGGGAGTTTCTTTACGAAACCAACCCTATGTATGACTCTGTTGTAGGGGAACCATTATTTGTACGGGCTAAGGTAGACCGTGATGGGTGGGAAGAAGCTAAGAAGTCTCCTCAAATTCGTCGTTTACTGCAGACTTCAGGTGTTGCTGCTCGCAAGTTATTTGGAGAAGACTTTTGGGTTGACCAGGCGTTAAGTGGCATAGATGTTAATGAGAACTATGTTATTGCCGATGTTCGGTTTGAGAATGAGGCGGATAAGATTAAATCTTCCGGAGGACAGATATGGAGAATAAAGAGACTGGGTGTAGACCCTATTAATGGTCATATTTCAGAAACTCAAATGGATGGGTATCGTGTAGACCAAATCTTTATTAATAATGGTACCGTAGGAGACTTAGAATCTTTAATTAAAACAAGGATGGCAGGATATGCCAAGTCAGCATAGGAAACATCGTGGGTATAGATCACAAAAAGTTGTTGCAGAGTATCTTGCTGAGCATGGGTTTCCGTTTGCGGAATCCACTGGTGCTGGTAGGCCTGGAACTGACATTACCGGTACTGTGGGTATTGACTGGGAAGTAAAAGCACGCAAGGATTTCAGCCCTAGCACGGTCATTAAACAGCTTAAAGACCGTTCTGATGGTAAAGACTTACCTGTAGCTGTACTGCGCTTAAACGGGCAGGGAGAGGCTTCTATAGGGGAATGGGTGACTATCCTCAGACTAGAAGATTTTGTAAATCTTTTAAGAGCTGCTGGTTATGGAGACCCTGTAGAGACAGCTTAAGGTATAGTTTCCCTAGGTGGGCACATACCTTAAGGACTACAACTCGTGAATGAAAAAGATACAGAAGAAAAGTTCCTGCGTGTAAGCGCTGGATCTAATGCACAATCCGTCGGCTCAGCTATCGCACATGCGCTATATGAATCTCCACAGATCAAGCTACGTGCAGTAGGAGCCTCAGCAGTAAACCAAGCAGTAAAAGCAATCGCCATTGCTAGAGGATACGTAGCCCCTAGAGGACTAGATCTTAGCTGTCGCCCAGGTTTTACAACCGTGGAATCGAGAGATGGATCTATCTCCGCAATTGTCTTTACTATCTCGGTCAATTAAAACAGAGCTCTCTAACAGATAGGTACCATAATGGCAAAGTCAGATGTAGACGCTGCGGCAGCCGCAGGAAATACACAAGGTCGCAAGACAATTGGTGATGAAGGACGCAAGTTCACCTCACCATCAGCATCACCAAAGGCCGGCACACTTATTCCTAAGAAGAATACAGCAGCCGGAGATCCAACAGGCGCAGGCACAAAAGCTAATCGTGAATTTGCTGCTGGCGCTCCAGGTGGAGAACGTAAGGGTGCTGCTTACTCAATCAAGGCAACATACATGAAGCAGACAGATCCATCAGCTGGAATGACTCAAGCTAATGGTCGTATTGTTTCACCATCAGTCACTCGTCAGAGAGACTCTTGGGCACAAGGAATTGAAACTTCATACTAAATAGTATACAATGATAATAGGGCCTTTTAATTAAGGCCCTATTATTAGCTGGAGGGCGCCATGAGTTTAAATGCTTTGTATTCAAAAGCAAAAGAAGAGAACACTTACGTTATTGGTAAGTGTGTTGTAGGTCAATGGGCTATACTCCTGCCCGAATCAGATATCAAGGCCTTTGAAGAATCTTTAAATGATGAAGACTTTAGTACACGTAGTCTTCACACTCTTTACAAAAATGCTGGTGCAACTTTCGGTCTAACGTCTCTTAAAGAGCATAGAAATGGGAACTGTTCATGTCGCTAAACGATGCATATAATAACGCTAAAGAAGAGGCTGCTGCATCTAGTGGCTTAAGTTCTATTGATAAATTGCTTAAAGCTAACGGCCTGAGCCCAGAAGATGTAGGCAAGATCAGTAAGGTCAGCCTCTCTACTAATCCAGATGATACTAAGATCATTCTTTCTCCTAAGTGGAGTGAAGGTCCTGCTTGGCAGCCAGTGCAGCCGGCAGATCCAGTTGTCATTAATCCAAAAATTCCCCAGACCCCTGCGCTGATAAGCAGTGGCTGGAAAGTAGCGGTTGCGCTACCAGACCCACAGATTGGTTACCGTCGCTATGAAGATGGTTCCCTAGATCCATTCCATGATGAAGCAGCAATGGACGTTGCTTTACAAATCGTCGGACTCGATCATGGTCACACAGTGGCCCAAGTTATTAATCTAGGAGACTTCCTAGACTTACCTATGTATGGTACTTATGAACAGGAGCAAAACTTTGCACACACAG